TTCGAAATCTTCCAAAAACTCAACCAGCTCGTGCTGGAAAAATAATCGCCCTCGCCCGGCTCCACCACGAGCACCGCCAACCGTTCGCGGCAACCCTCCGCGAACGGTACGGCATCAGCGCCAACCAGATCGGCAAAACCATCACCTACGGCGAAGCATGGGACCTCACCTACCAACTCCTGGACGACCCAAGCAACCCCCTATGCGCGGAAATCGCCCAATGGTCATACCCCGCACGCCTCATCGACCTCCTCCAACTCGCCGCAACCATCGGCGACGGCAAAGCAGCCGAAAAAGTCATGCCATGGACCATGGCACGCCACCAAAAACAAATCGACGCCGCAAAAGCCACCCCCGAGGAAATCGACAATGCGCTCGCCGAGCTGGACGAGGAAATCATCATCCTCCCCCCGGAGGAAATCACCGCAGAATAGAAGGGAGCCGCCATGCCGAGGATTGTAGGCACCGGAGCCGTCCGAGTATTCCCGATCATGACGGGATTCAAGAAATCCGTCAGTCAGGAAATGTCGGACTCGGGAAAAACCGGTGGCAGAAAATTCTCCGACTCCCTCAAGGGCACGGGAGCCAAGGTCGGGAAACAGCTCGGCAAGGAATTCGGCACCACCGCCAAGGACGCTTTGAAAAACGTCGGCGGCGATGAAATGAAACAGCTCTCCAAGGACGTGGCCACCGCGTCCGCCGCGGTCTCCAAAGCCCGAATCAAGCAGCAGACCGCCACCGCGTCCGCGATCCAGGCCGAGAACACCTACAACGCCGCAGTCAAAAAATACGGAGCCGACAGCGCACAGGCCGCAGCAGCGGAACAACGCCTCGCCGCCGCAAGAGAACGAGTCAAACTCGCCGACATCGAACTCACCGCCGCGACAGGCAACCTCAAATCCGCCCAGGAAGCACTCACCACAGCCCAGAAATCCGCCGAAACACAAGCGAAAGCGCTCGCCGAAAGCAATAAGAGCATCTTCGCCAAATTCAAAGCCGGATTCTCGGACATCGACGCCGGCAAGGCATCCACCGCAACACTGTCCACCGCGCTCGGCTCCCTCGCGGGAGCCATAGCCGGTCCTGCGGTCAACGCGGTCAACAAATTCCGCGCCGGATGGACCAACGCCAACATGGCCATGCTTGACGGCGCGGGATGGCTCGGCAAACTTGGCGGAGTCACCCGAAAAGTCGCCGATGACATCAGTAAGGTCGCCTCCCCATTCAAAACCGCAGGCGCGGTTGTCAAGCAGTTCGGCAGCGACATCGCATACGGTCTCGGCCAGCGATTCAACAGCGTCAAGGCCGCGGCATCCGACCTTGCGGCGAAAATCCCCGCACCGTTCCGCAACGCCGCATCCACCGTGGTCAAAGGATTCAGCGGCGTCGGCAATTATCTCGGCGGCATCGGTTCCGCCGCATCAGCCGTATTCGGCAAACTCGCGCCCATCGCCCAGGGAGCCGCCAAAGGCGTAGGCAACGCATTCCTCGCAGCCTTCCAAGGCATCGCCAGCAAGGCATCAAGCGCCATGGGCGCGGTCGGCAACGCGCTCAAAGGCGTAGGCAACGCGCTCAAAGGCATAGCCACCGGAGCCGTCACAGTCGGCATCGCCGGCATCGGCACCGCGCTCACGGCCGGATTCAGCCGACTCAACGCCATAGACACGGCCTCGGCCAAACTCCGAGGCCTGGGCAACGACGCGAAAAGCGTTGACGCGATCATGACCAACGCGACCGCCAGCGTCAAAGGCACCAGCTTCGGCCTGGGCGAGGCGGCGACGGTCGCCGCATCTGCCGTGGCCGCAGGCATCAAGCCCGGCGAGCAACTCGAAACGATGCTTAAAGGCGTCGCCAACGTCGCCGCCGCCACGGGCGGCACCATGGAAGAGACCGGTTCGGTCTTCAACAAGGTCGCCGCCACCGGCAAAGCCTACACCGACAACATCAACCAGCTCGCCGACCGAGGATTGCCTATCTGGCAGGCGCTGGCCGACAAGCTTGGCGTCACCACCGACGAGGTGCGTGAGATGGCGTCGAGGGCAAAATCGACTTCCGGACCTTCAGTGATGCCGCAGCGTCCGCAGCGGGCACCGTGGCCACCGAAATGGGCACCACCGTGCCGGGCGCGTTCGCCAACCTCAAGGCCAGCATCGGCCGTATCGGCGCGAATCTGCTCGATGGCGTGTTCGGCAAGCTCGGCCCGCTCATCCAGGCGGCGACCAAGGCGCTCGGCCCCATGGAGGACATGGCCAAGGGGCTCGGCTCCGCCATCGGCGACGTGCTCGGCCCCGCCATCGATCAAGTCACCGGCTGGCTCACCAAGCTTGGCGAGGGGGCCGGAGGAATCACCGGCAAGCTCTCTGGCATGAGCGGCGTCATCGCTCCGATCGCCGCCGCCTTCGGAGCCCTTGGCCTGGGAGGTATCGGCCCGCTCCTGACCAAGATCCCGATTCTTGGCGAGGCGTTCGGCGGTCTGGCAAATTCCCTGGGACTGATCGGCGGACCCGTGGGAGTGGCCGTGGCCGCTCTCGGCGGTCTCATCGCCACCACCCCGCGACTCAAGTCCGCGTTCGGCGCGCAGTTCTCCGCGCTCTTCCAGAATCTGACGAACACGCTCTCCGGCATGGGACCCGCGTTCGAGGCGTTCAGGAAGACCCTGAGCTCGGCGTTCAAGGACGTAGGCCCGTCACTCATCGGGTCGTTGGAATCCGTCATCAACTCGGTCGGCGCGATCTTCCAGCAACTGATCGGCGTCATCCCGCAAATCGTCGAGCCGTTGCTGACGGGCTTCGGCCAGATGGCTCCGGCCATCGGCCAGACCCTGACCGCGATAGCCTCCGCGATCAGCGAAGTGATGGCACTGCTGGTCCCGCTGGTGCCGCAGATCATCACGCCGCTGACGCAGGTGTTCTCATCGCTGATGCCGGTCATCACCAACATCGTCAACGTGATATTGGGGGCGATACAGTCCCTGCTGCCGCCCATCGCCAATCTGATCGCCAGTCTGCTGCCGGCGGTGTCGTCCATCATCTCCGCGATGGCGCCGGTCATCACGGTAATCGGCGAAGCCATCGGCCAGGTCGTGACGGTGATCGTCAACCTCGTGTCCACGGTGCTTCCACCGGTGCTGAATCTCATCCAGTCGCTGATTCCGCCCGTCACCACGCTGATAACGAGCCTGCTGCCCCCGCTGGCATCCATCATCCAGGCGCTCGTGCCGGTCATCACGACGGTGATGGACGTCATCGGGCAGGTGGCGGCAATCATCGTCAACCTCGTGTCCACGGTGCTGCCGCCGCTGCTGGATGTGGTCAACGCGCTGATCCAACCGATCCTCAGCATGATCACCACCCTGCTGCCGCCGCTGAACGCGGTGATACAGGCGCTCATCCCGATCATCATGCAGATTGTGGCCGCTCTGGCCGAAATCATCGCACCGATCGGAGAAATCGTCGCCCAGATCGCCGGCGCGGTGCTGCCCATCATCCAGCAGCTCGGATCCATCGTGCAAGGCGTCGCGAACCTCGTGGCATGGGCCATCAATTCGTTACTGCTGCCCGCATTCAGCGCGATGGCACCGGCCGTCACCTCGGCGGTCGGCACCGTCAAGGCCGTGTTCAGCACGATCTCCGGCATCATCTCCGGCATCGTATCCGTCGTTTCCGGCATCATCTCTGGCAACTGGGGCCAAGTCTGGAACGGGTTCAAACAGATCGCCAGCAGCGCGGTCAATGGACTCGGCTCAATCGTCGGCGGCATCAAGGACACCGTGCTCAACGCACTGTCCGGTGCCGGCCAATGGTTGGTCCAATCCGGCAAAGCCATCATCGACGGCCTGATCTCCGGCATCAAAGGCGCGATATCGGGAGCCAAGGATGTCGTCAGCGGCGCGCTGCAGTCCATTCGAGACTTGTTTCCGTTCTCACCGGCGAAGGAAGGTCCGTTCTCAGGCCGAGGGTGGGTGCTCTACTCCGGACGCAGCATCACCGCCGCATTCGCCCAAGGCGTCACCGACAACGCCGGAAAAGCCGAAAAAGCGGTGCACGATGCCATGCAGCGCGCGCAATCCGCCGCCAACGGCGTCGAACTCGCCTACCGGTCCACAGTCAGCCGTGCCGACACCGCCAACGTCGGATACGGCGGAACACCACAATCAAATATCACCAACATCACGCAGAACATCACCACCGTCCAGGACGACCCCCGCAAGCAAGCGCTCGCATGGGGACGTTACGCGGGCAAGGCGTTCGCGGGAACAGGAGGAGTCTGATGAGCGCATACGATCTGACGCTCGGCACCGGACAGTCGGCCATACGGTTCGACGGCGGTGCCGGTATCGTCGGCGCACGGCAAGGCTGGGGCCTGCAGGATCTCACCGATTGGATGAGCCTGAGCGACGCCAAAAACGATGTCAGCGAACGCGCCCTGCAACACGGCGCGTTCGACCCCGGCCAGACCACGCGCCAATCGGCACTCATCACCGCGACCGTCGCCTACGTGGGCAACACCGTCGCGGAACTCGAACAGGCGATATACGCGCTCAACGGGCTGACCGCAGAACCCGCAGCGCCCCTAAGGGCCACCTTCAGGGGAGCTGCCGGCGAGACCCACCGAGACATGACCAACATCGAGATCACGGTGCCATCGCATCGTGGGCGCAGCAGGCTCTCCGACATCACCATCGACATGACCGCCATCGACCCACGCGCCTACGGCACGGAATCCACCAACAGCACAGGCATGGCGGCACACGGCGGAGGCCTGCGATTCCCGCTCCGGTTCCCGATCAACTTCGGCACCCCCGGATCCGACGGGCGAGTCAGATTCACCAACGCCGGCACTGCCACCACCTACCTCACGCTCGTCGTGACAGGCGGCATGAGCCAAGGATTCTCCCTCAAGCGGGTGGAGACCGGCCAGACCATCACCGTCAGCCGACCCATCAACTCGGACGACACGGTCACCCTAGAAACCTATTACGGCACCGTGCTGCTCAACAACCAATCAAGCCTGAGCGGATTCCTCACGGACTACGACTGGTTCCAATGCCCGCCAGGCGAAACCTGCACCGTCCAATTCACCCCACTCGGCACCGTCACCGGCACGCCGACACTCACCATGACCGCAAGCCCCGCATGGTGGTAGACCCAAAGGAGCATCGATGAGAGTCAGAATATGCGACCTACGCACCGGCCGACGAATCCTCGACCTGCCATACCTCAAAGCCGACTGGACCGGCGAATTCAACGGAGCCGAAACCGTCACCGCCACCGTCAGCGTCAACGACCGACGAATCCAAAAACTCGACCTCTACAACGCCTCGATACCAGGACGCACCGCGCTCATCATCGAAGACCAAGGAGTCACCAACGGCGGCCCCATCTGGACACGACACTACGACCGCGACGCCGGCACCGTGGAACTCTCCGGCAAAGGCCTCTGGTCATACTTCGACCACCGCACCCTGCTGCCATTGATGAAAGACACGGACAAGCTCACCAACAGCGACGGTACCGCCAACACCGGATTCGACACCAACATCAGAAACACCAGCTACCAGACCATCGCCAAACGATGGATCCAACAATCACTCACCTGGACCGGAGGCAATCTGCCCATCACCTTCGAAGACGACATGGCCGGCACCTACGAACGCAACATCAAAGGCGCGGAACTTAAACTCATCGGCGACCTGCTCACCAACCTCACCCAAGTCCAGGACGGGCCAGACATACGATTCCAACCCCGCCTCACCACAGACGGCCTCGGCTACCAGTGGCTCCTAAAAACCGGCAAACCCCGCCTCACCGGCAACACCACCACCATCTGGGACACCAGCCTGCCCGGCAACACCGTCAGCGACCTCACCATCAGCCAAGACGCCAACGACCTCGCCAACATCGTCTGGGAAACAGGCGGAGCCGCCAGCGACCAAGCCATCATCGAACGCGCAACAAACCACAGCTTCACCAGCCTCGGATTCCCACTACTGGAAAAAGTCGAAAGCCTGTCCAGCAGCGTCACCGACCCCAAAACCGCGCTCGCACACGCCGTCGAAACCATCCGAACCAGCACACGCCCCCTCAACACATGGCAATTCAGCGTCCAAAGAGACCAACGGCTCGGCGAATACGATGTCGGCCACGATTGCGGTCTCATCATCCGAAACGACCAGTTCGGCATCCCGGACGGCCTGCACAAGCTGCGCATCATGACCCTCCGAGGCTCAAGCGACAGCGACAAAATCGAAATCACCACAGGAGCCTTCAATGAGTGACCCCAAAACCTACACCGATGATTTCGCCAAATTCACCGATCGCATCAACCGCATCGAAGCGTCAATCCGCAACCTGAGGGTGCCAACGGACGGCCAATTCACCCAAACCGTGAAAAAGATCCTCGCCCTGTTCGACAGCCTTGACCAGCAGGTGGCCGACAGCATCAGCAAAAACAGCTACGACAAAGCCACCATCGACGGCAAACTCCAAGACTGGAACTGGGGCACACTCGCACCAGGACGAGGCGGAACCGGGACCACCAACGGATACAACAACCTCTTCACCACAGGACAATGGCGAGCCGGATGGATCCTCACAGACGGCACCATAGGCACCGCGCAATCCAGCCGCAAAGTCAAAACCGACATCACCGACGCCGACCAATTCATCCCAATCGAGGCCCTACGTACAGTCAAATGGCAAATATACCGCTACATCGCGGACCTCAACGCCAACAACGACAGCGCCCTGCCACGAATTGGCATGATTGCCGAAGACCTCGATGCCAACGGCCTCGGCCTCTTCTGCACCTACGACGCAAACGACGAACCGGACGGCATCGACTACCAGACACTCAGCGTCGCCGCACTCCGCCTCGCCCAAGACGCCGAAACCCGAATCGACGACCTGGAACAACGCCTCACACAACTAGAACAAAGGACCACACAATGACACTCCGCAACGGATTCCCCGCAGTCAGCGACGCAGCAGACCAATTCGACATCCGCGCCGCACTCCGTGCCACCACCGCCCAAGACGCCAACGGCAACATCAAAACCGGCGTAAGCATCACCGCCAAAAGCCTCACCGGACTCGTCACCGCCGGAAACGGCATGAACAGCAACATCGCAGCCTTTGATGCCGTCATCAACCGATACGGACCAGTCTGGCTCAGCAACGACGGCACCATCAGCGTCAAACACGCCGCCGCCCCCAGCGCCAACAGCCGAATCGACCTCATCTGCATCAAACAAAACGAAACCGCCGCACCAGCCAGCGACCCCACAGACGGCCCCGAAGCCATCATCGTCACCGGCACCCCAGCAGTAGACCCCGTTACACCGGCAACACCGGAAGGAGCACTGGCGCTCGCCCGAGTCACCATCCCATCGACGGCGACCTCCATGACCTCCAACGGAGTCATCTATGAACAGCTGTACCCCTTCACCGCCTCGGCCGGAGCCGATCTGCTCTTCCGCAGCGAAACCGAAAAAGACGCATGGACGCCATGGGAAGGGCAAAAATGCCGACTACTCGACGGCAACGAATACCAGGCAAAATCAGGCGTCTGGGTTTCCCTAACCCGAA